ACAGGTCTATAAAGGGTTCTGTTTTATTTGCAGCATTAAAAGGGGCAATCGAATCTGGCCTGGCCATTCCTCATTCCAAGGAAATCCTTCCAGATGAAAAAAGAATAGAAAACAAAGACGGATTCAAAGAGGTGAAGGAGAAAATACTGAAGGAAAAATGGTAAGAAAAAAAGACGATGGATTCATTGATGGAAACGTTTTTTCATTATTCTGTATAGAAAATGAAAATGAGATTTGGTATGATTGGGAAGCAGAACATGAACCGCTTGGAACCATAAAAATGAAAGCAAAAATAAAAAGCCCGACATTCTCCTTGGAGAACCGGGCCCGTAGGCATCATCCCATTGGACGCTTTATTACATAATACCAAAAAACTCGCCCCGCGCAACCCTGCCTGTTTTTGCTTTTTCCACCCTCTCCGCGATCACGGCCTCTCTTACATCCTCTTCATCATCTTCTTCCTCCGGCGGGAGGGTTATTTTTGTTGTTGATTCCATAATAATAAAAAAATCAAGTCCCCCGCAATCCCTTCCGTCCCCGTATTATTTTTGGGGAGTTTGTTTTGTTTTTGCCGCCCCTGCTTCCGTCCGCCGCTATCTGAAGCTGGTAAGCGCAGGCATCGCTTGCATCGTCGTATATCGCCTGCGGGAAGGTTAAAAGTTCCTCCTCAAGCGCTCCGCACTCGCCCTTGATGTGATAGATGGAATTAGACGAATAACGCGGAATAAGCCCCCTTATCCGCGTCTCTTTTTGGGTTTGATGATGATGCAGTTCCACAATCGGCAAAAACTTTCCCCGTTTCCTTTGTTCATCTTCGAGAAAAGGTTTAAGTCCTATAAGATAAGCCGTTTTCTCAATTCCAATTTTCTCAAAATGGTCTTCGTCTTGCCACCGAAAAATCAAATCCGCCAGCTCGCGGGGGTTCAGCCGCATCCGTCCCCCCCGCAAGTTCCATTTATTTTCACGATCCACATAGTTGCGGCATAATCCAACATAGTCCGCAGATTCTTTCGCCGAGTAGGCGGTGTCAATGGTTAAGAAGTTCCGCGTATCTAATGCCCTGACTTCCTCCATAGTCCGCGCTAAAAACCATTCACGCCTGAACTCCTGGTTTTCTGTTAAAATCGGCATTTGTTGATATAAAGCTCCCCATTCATACGGCCCCAATGTCGCCTTTTTCATTTCTAAAACTTCAAGGGGATATTCTTCGGACCATAGAGCCTCGCCCGCTTTGCGGTTCGGTTCGTCCGCGGTTGCGATTGCGGGAAACTTTATCAATCGCCATTTTTCGCCCGTCTCCTCGGCACGGGCAAGTATCCGCCCCGCTATATCGTCCAGATGCCAATGAGTGAGGACAAGGACAATCGCCGCGTCCTTCTCCAGTCGGGTATAGGCAGTGGATAAATACCACGACCATATCTTGTCGCGGATTGTCGCGCTGTCGGCTTCCTCTCGATTCTTGAAAACATCGTCCAAAATGAGCAGGTCTGCTCCCCTCCCCGTGAGCGGGCCCCCCACGCCCACGCTCGTATAGCTCCCGCCCTTATTTGTCCGCCATTTCGCCCGCGCCTGCTCGTCGGCTTTGAGCGCAATTCCTTCGGGGAATATGTAGCGATATACAGGATCGCTCACTATGTCCCGCGTCTTGCCCCCAAAGTCCAAAGCAAGCTCCGCCGTATGGCAAGCGGTAATCACCTCGCGGGTCGGGTGCAGTCCAAGATACCACGCCGGAAAGCGGATAGTGGCGAGCTCGGAATTATGGGTGGGTATAAGGGTTTTTCCGACTAAATAGACACCCCCTTCAACCCTAATACATTTTCCAAAAACTTCTTTCCCCCTTTTAACGGACACAATCGCTCTGCGTCTCCTTTTGTAGTTTGTTTTATTGCGTTTTCTTTCCAAAATAGTTGGAATTGTAAAAGGAAGATGAAAACAAACCTGATATACTCTTTTTTTTCCTTGTATTCCACTCGTTGAGAGGTGGGGTTGCGTTGTCGTAAAATAAACATTTGCTCCTAATGAAGTAGCCAGGTCAAAAACATCATCTCTTAATTTTTCCGAACAGGTAGAAAAACGAACCCTGCCGTTCTTTTCTGTGTGTCCATCAGTATCTATAAGTCCAGCCATTAGTTCTTTTCTCTGTTTGAGAGAAGATAAAAGATAAGAATCGGGAATATGTTTATTTCCTAACAAATCTAATTTTTTGAGTTCTCCATAGAGGCGTTTTATGTAGTCTGTATGCACTCCGGTTTTTTTATGGGTATTATGAGTTGTCGGTCTATATCCGATTTCGGCGCATCTTTCTATAATTGATTTGTCTTTTTCGCAATAGGTTATACAATTTTTCCCCGTGGAGCCGTCGCCGAGCCATACCCCAAGAACATAGGGATTAATCACGAGCCGTTTTTCTTCCATTTCAAGTGGCTCCCTTTCTATTATTTGCAGGGTGTATCTATGACCGCGTCTGCCCGGCGTTCCTATTTCTAAAACTCTTTCCTCTATTTTTTTTGTTGAAAGAATTACCTGTCTGCCGACTGCCCTGTCGTAAACAATCCATTCGTGGTTCTCGTGAGCTTCTATTTTTTCTCCCGAAGAGAAAAAAACCTCGCAATTTTGGGCGGTTTCGGACGATACAGCGGAGACCGCAACCATTTTTCCGTTTGGCGCAAAAACAAAATCCCCGACCTCTATCTCGCCGTGTTTTTTCCACCCCTTATTAGTTAAAACGGGAACATTGTTGCCAATTTGTTTGCCGTGTCGCGGCGGCATCATCACAATGAGGCGCCGGCATTCGCCGCGCTCCACGGCCTCAAGCTCGCGGGCGAGCTCCTCGTGATGCCACGATGGACGGTAGCCGGGCAAGGTGATGATGGAAAAATCAATAAGCGAATATCTACCTAATTGGGCAATTTTTTCCTGTTCTTCTCTGGAATATGGCATCAAGCTGTTCAAGGCCGAGAAGGGGTGCGCCGTCCTTGCCGGTCAATTCCTGTCTGTCCGTCCAGCCCAACTGCTTCAAAGAAAATATAACCATCGTCTTATCCAAAATGCCGCTCAACCCGCCTCTCTCAAGCTGGGTTTCTTTTTTGTCTATGCAAAGTTCAGATAATTCCGCCAGCCGGCTGTCTTTTTGCCGCTGGACTTCGCTCGTAAAAGTGCCATAAGGAATTTTCGCAATTTTCCAACAAAACTCCTTCACAATTGGGATTTGGGTTTCGTCAATGTATGCCTTAAAATTATCCGCGACTTCATTCCAGTCGTGGACTATGCCGCGTCCATCCCGCTTTCTTTTAACCAATTTTTTCGGCTTTTTTATTTGAGAATTGCTCATTTTGAAAATCGCCATAAAACTTATGTCCACCCTCTTTCCAAGTATACAATATCCTCTTTCCAAATATACAATATCGGCTCGTGGATAGCGGTATCGGGTATTAGATCGTCCTTCTCGTCAGGCTCAATCAATAAATCTCTATCCCAGCCCGTCAGGTCAATCATATCATCGCTCAACCCTCTTAATTCATCAAGCGCCAAATCCATATCCCACTCGCTCTCATTCAGCTTATTGTCCGCCAGACGATATGCCTTCACTTCTTTATCGCTCAAATTATCCACCCGAACCACCGGCACATCGTCAAGACCCAATAATTTCGCCGCTTCATATCGCCCGTGTCCAACCACGATTACATTGTTTTTGTCAATGACAATGGGCTGGTTAAATCCGAACCTTTTTATAGATTGTGCAATTTTCTCAATCTGACTTTTTGGATGCTTTTTCGCGTTTTTCGGATATGGTTTAATTTCTTTTATTTTCATTTTTCATTTTCAAAAACTTATCCCCAACCTCCCAAAATCCCCTCTGTTTATGCGGTTATTCCCGCTATTGACTTCTTGCTTGCGTTAGCATATGCTTATTGTATGATGAGATGAAAGAGCGAAAGAGAGAGCTGAATATCAAAATAAAAATATACAAAAGCTCGCAATCTCTTAAGCTCTTTCATTCTCAATCATATTCACGCAAATACCATTGCGTAAAAGGTCGGAATAAAACTAATGCGCTAACACTTGCCTTATTCCTTTTTTGATAATAACAAAAAATCAAAAAAAAGAAAAGGCGGGACGGAAATCGGGTCAGCTCCCCCCGAATAGGGAGCGTAAAAAAAATAAAAAAATTATGAAAAAAATAACACTTGAGCAGTGGCGCAATGTCCACCCGGACTATAAAAGATATGTTGATGGCATACCGTATATGTTGATGAACGGCAAGGGAGTAACATTTTTGCCCGTAGAAATAGACCGAAGCAAGCCGCCGGTTATCACTCCGGATAAGTTTATCGGAGTATGGACATCGGGGCTTATGGCGGAGTCGTCAGCAGTGCGCGAGGCCATAGAAACGGCTTTCAGCGAGGCCGTAAAGGATCACGAGGATCGTTTTTACAGTGTGGAAGTATCCTGCCGGAAGTTTTTTGTAGCCAGCAACGGAGAAATGGGCTATACGGCTATGTTGCCGGATGAGTATTAACCAGCTCTTGATGGGCCGGAGTAATCCGGCCCATAGATGAGGACGGCGCGAAGGATAACCGGCGCGCAAGGTCGGCGCGCTGTAATAATTAAGAATTAAAACTATGACTCAAACTTTTTCTCAAATTTTGGAGGAAAGAATAAAGAAAGGGAGGGAAATCTACCTTAAAAATCCCAATCTGTTCTTTGAGATAACTTCACTGGAGCGGGAACTGGAAAAAATGGGCTTCACCAAAAAAGCGGTGAGGATAGGGGATAAAATAACCAAACTCTACAATTCATTTATATAAAACTATGACAAAACCAAAATACGGACTTAAAGAGATATTTTGCGACGAGTATGCCTGCGAGCCGTGCGGGGAGGACGCTTTTTGGAGTATTGCCGATTATAGGGAGCGCGGCTTGCCCGTTTGCAAAAAATGCGGGCGGGATATGGACTTAAAAAAAGAAATGATTGAATAAAACAAAAAACTATGACTCAAAAATACATCAATCTGAACGAGGCGGCGCGGGCGATGGGCCGAAAATCCCACAGCGCGCAAAAGAAGAAACTCGGAAAGAAAAAATACAGAGAAGAAATGAAAAGAAGAGGGCTTGTCCGGTGGGAAAAAGCAAAAGGAATAAAGATAAACCCTCCATTGTAATCAAGACCGCTAAAACCAAAATCCCCCCGCATAGGGGGGGCTTGGTTTATTTTTTAAGCAAATTTTCTATCGCGGACATTCGGAGCGCATAACCCTCCAATTTATTCCGAAGATCGGCAAGCATCTGTTCTGCCGTTATCTCCCGGTAGCTCTGGTCGGAGAGCTTCTGTTTGAGAACTACGGTTTTAGGGCTGGTTCGCTCTAAAACCTTTATATCAATATTATGTTTAACAATTTCTTGAAGGCATGCGTTTTTCTGAAGAATCAAAAAATCTTTTTCCCCAAGTTCTTTAGTTTCTTCCATTGGTTATTTTTTTAAGGGCGTCCTCTATGTCGGGGGCGGGCCTCATAGCAATCGCTCCCCCAATTCTTATAATTTTAGCCGCCGCCGAGCAGGCCATCTCCAAAGCGGTTTTTTCCACCAAAAGCGGGTCTAATATGTCTTTGCCGACCTTGAATTTTTTCCCGCAGTTTTCTCTTAATTTTTTCTGGGGCGCGAGCAGGACTTCTTTCAAAATATCGCCCTTTGGAAGTTCTTCCGAGATAATCCGGTAGGCCTCGCCGCCGCCGGGCAGGACTCCCTCCCGAAAAGCCGCCCGGGTGGCGTAGCGGGCATCCTCTATCTTGTATTTTTGCCAATTTCTGTCCTCGTCAACCGGCGCGCCAATCCGTATCACGCCCACCGATCCGTTAAGGGCGGAGATTCTGTCAATCCGCGACTGCTTGAATTGCGGAAGTTTTTGTTTGGCAAGTTCGCCTTTTACCTCCTCAATTCTTTTCTGAATGTCTTTTTTTTCGCCTCGCCCGCCGGTGATTATCGCCGTGTCATCCGTTACCTCTACCCGCTCGGCCCACCCCAAATCAGAGGCGGAGGCGGAAGCAACATCGTCGCTTTTGGAAAAAAACTTGCCGCCCGTCCAAACGGCGATGTCCTTTAGATGTTCTTCGTGTAAGCTCGGGGCGCGGAGACAGAGAACGCTAAACTTTCCTTTGACGGCGGTGAGATAAACGGATCGGAGAAAATCAACCGAGAACTTGGGGGCGACTATCACAATTCCCGACTTGCCGGAGTTTTGAACTTCATTGCAAATCGGTTTAATTTTTGCGACATCCAACTCCTTGCTCTCGGAGACCAAAATATCGCTATCGTTAAAAACCGCCACTTTTCTGACATCGTCGGTAATCATAAATGAATCAGCGTAGCCGGCCGAGAAGCGGAGGCCGGGCACGACTTCGGTCTCAATTTCGCGCGATAAAAGGTTGAACTCCATCGCTATATGCCCCTCTTTGCCCATTTTCCAGAACATCCCGGCGATAATCCCGCCGAGACGATAATCGCCGACCGCGATTGAGGCGACGGCGGCAAGCTCCTTTTCGGTCTTAATCGGTTTTGCCATTGTCTCCAACCGCGAGAGAACACGGGTCTTGCTCTCCTGAATTTCCCGGTCTATCTCGGCTACGGATTCGATCGGCGCGATAAATCCTTCCCCGTGTATTCGAGAACGAAAGACCTCCTGAATAATAGCATCGGCCAGGATCATAGAGGTTGTCGTGCCGTCTCCAGCTGTCTCATCGGTCTTGCGGGTTACCCCGTAGAGAGTTCGGATAACTAACTGCTCCACCGGGTCGTCTAACAGGATGTTCTCCGCCACCCGCCGGCCGTCATCCACAATGAGCGGCTCGCCCGCTCCCCTCTCTATAATCACGCTCCGGCCAGCCGGGCCCAGGGTTAGACCCACAAGTTCGCTCATTTTCCTTGAAGCGGAGGTTATTTTTTTAATTATTTCCCCGTAATCGGAGATGTTATGTTTTTTCATACCGTTGCCAATTTTCTCGGTCGGACTTTTAGGAATGTCTCAACATATATTTTTTTTCTGCAGTGGGGACAAAAAGTCATAAAAGACATGGTGGCCGGGAGAGTTGTAAGCCCATTCAAGTGTAGGTTTGACACCTACAGATGTATCTACTCAACAACAGGTTTTAAAAGATTATAATGTCAGAATAGATGCAGCTATT